GTATTTAATTGTGCCATATTAAGATATTATTAAAGATTAAAAAAAGGTATAGGGGGCTTTCGCCCCCCGTACCGAATATAAGGATTAAGCAGTTCCTTGGATAACACCGTGTGCTTGTGGGTGATATACTCCTAATGTAAGAGCACAATCCACGTAGCCACGCTCACCACCACCTTGGTTAGGTAGACGTGTTGATCCCATTGGGATTAACTCGTGAATACCGAAGTACTCTGGGTTTACTAAGTATCCAGCTTCACCAGCAGATGAACCGAAGTCTGGCATACAATCTGGGTTACCGTTTACGATAGAAACGATACCGTGGTCTGATTGGTATAAATCAACAGTAAGTTTGATTTCACCAGCTCCACCGTCATAGTTTACTGAACGTACATTGTTTGTAGCTGAAGCAGTTACACGAGCGAAATCACTGATTACGCGGCGTAATTTAGTGTCAGCAACTAACATAAGGTCGTTGACTGTACCAGTTTCTTTGAAGATAGAAGCGATGATGTCATTTAACTGAGCTTCACCGAATGCTGTACTTCCAGCTTCTGTAGTTGTGTAGATACTGTCAGCGGGTGTACGGAAACCGGCTGGAACGTCTGTAGGTCCAGCTGAGTCTAACCAATCACCTAAACCACGAAGGGCGTAAGCTGTGTCAGTACCGTTTTCAGCAGCACGATCTTGAGTACCAGCAAGAGTTGCTTCGATGTCGCGTTTAAGCTCACGAATTGCTTTAGCTTCTGCTTGAGCAATTTTAGCTGGTCCGACTGAATCAACTGCTTCTTGTAGGTCTGATACTTGGTAGTCGCGGCGGAACTTCTGTACGTAGTTACCAAGACGAGCACGTCCAGCGAACTGATCTGTGAATGTACCTACGTCAGCACCTTCACGGATACCAGTTGTTGATGGAGTAGATAATGCGTCTACTGTCCACTCTACGAATGTAGCGTTTGCTTTCTGCTTTGAAGCAGAGGAAAGGATTGGAGTTTCTTCTGGAGCAAGAATTGTCAAGACATCTGTCAAGTCTTCTCTGTTAGAAACACCAGATCCCGGATTTGTTATATCATATGTATTTGAGAATGCCATAATATTTTAATGGGTATTGTGTTGTTTAACGATTTTTAATTTGTTGTGTTCTGAGAGTTATAAAATCACTCTTGTTGCCAGAATGTCTAAACCGTTGGTTAAGGTCTTTAAGTGCCTTAACGGACTTATTCACTTTTTTATCTGATGTTGCCCCAGCTGTAATAGCTGTCTTAGGAGGTGTTAACGTAGCTGACTTCGGAGCTTCCTTGACTGGTTTACGTCCATAGATACTGTTCGCTGCGTGAGCCATCAGATAGTTAAGTTGAGCTGCAACTTCTGGATCTGCTTTTTCGCGTAGTGAATTGAATCTTGGATCTCCAATCATAGCCTCGTAGCTTTTACGTACGTCATTGTCCTCTCCTTGTAACCAGTTCAACTCTTGTTCAGCTTGTGTATCAAAAGCTTCTTTGAGCTGATGTGACTGCTGTACTCTTTGAACTGTCTGTAACTGAGCTGGTAGAAACTTATCACGAGCTTTACGTGCGTTCAATAAACTTTTACGCACATCTGCTTTTGTAAGTTCTTTACCTTCGACTTCTGTTACAACATCTTCGGGTCCGTAGCCGTCTGCATTGAATAATGTTTCCTCTGCCCATTCTATGACATCTGTTACTTCCTTCGCCTTTTCTTGTAATCCTTGTAACGTATCTACTGATGCGTAGGGATTGTTGGCTACTTCTTGAGTTTCTAATGGATTATTATTTTGCAGTGAAGCCTCCATCTCTTTTAGTTTAGCTTCAGCAGCTTTACGCTTTGCTGTTAGCTCACCAAATCGAGCGACTGCTCTACTTCCTAGCTTTTCGGATAATTCGCGAAGATCTTCTTCGGACATATCATCTAGATCTAACTGTGAAAGAACATCTGTTGATTCCTCTGAAGTTTCTTGAACTTCTTCGGTTTCTTCAGTTTGTTCAGCAACGATTTCTTCACTTGCTTCTACCTCTGGACTCTCGACCGCGGCTTCTTCTGTTACTTCATCTGTTGCTTCAACTGGTGGAGCCACTTCTTGAGTTTCCTCAGTTAGTTGCCCCAAGCGGCGGCTTACAAAATCCGCTGCTGACATATTTGACTGTGACGCTGTTGTTTCGGTTGAGGGTTCAGCGACTCCCTCTGTGATTTCGTTTGACATAATGTTTGCACTCCTTAACGCCGAGCGTTGGCGATAAATGTATTATAACTTACTTATCAAGTCTATCTGCGAAACGCACTTGAAGGTTTCTCCAATCGCACATTTGTAGTATCTGGTCGTATGTCAAAATGCGTCCAGATATTTGTTGTATCTGTTCGTTACTTGCGTTATGTAGCTCTTCAATAGTTTCTTCCCGAAGCTCTGATACTACTTTTAAGAATCGAGCAAAGTGCTCGTGATTACCTAGTGATTGTAAGTCCTTTTCTAAACTCATAAATTATTATTGCAATTATTGTGCTGCTGAACGCATAAGAGATACTGTACGTGGTCCTCTGGTCTTAACTTGTTTGTACCACTTGGAGTCCACCATTTCATCGGCTGCTGTACCGTAATCATTTTTTCCTAAAGCTGCTTTCATCTTTTTAAATGTACTTAACTTGTTATTTCTTTGTCAGTTAGTTCTCGTTTACCGGACTTGAGTTCATCTCTGTTTAATTTTAAAGAATCCAAGATTGGTTGATTACTTGTATCCTCTAAATTAAAACCTACTCCGATTGACATATTACCCAATGAATCCTTGTAAGCTTTTGGTCTTACACCTTCATTGACTCCTATCATTTCTGCTACCTCTTGGGCACCTTTGTCTTTTGCCCTAGCTCTCGCTACGTAGCCTTGTGCGGATAAATTATCAGCCATATTATATTCCTTGTGTGTTAATATCTCCCATCTGAGCTGGCTCTGTACCGACTCTACCGATTTGGGCGTTCTGTGCTTGTTGCATCTGGAAGGTGTACTGCCCGGCGTACTTCTCAAGTCTCGCAGCAAATGCTTCATCTGATTGAAGTCTTTGAGCAACGTCTGGCTGAGAAGCGTACTGCTGGATAACAGTAAGAGCACTTTGAGCACCGTTCGGACGTGCCGGCATTTCAATACCGGCAAAGATTTTAGCGAGGTCATCTGTTACTTGTTTTACAACTTGTTCTTGAGCCGCTTCTGTAGGTTGTAGCACGCGATCCGCGAGTACCGGGTCGATACTGTTAGCAGCTGCATCAAGCAAACTATCAATGTTAATGCGACCACTACGATCCAGTTGCGTGAGAGCAACCATTTGTTGAAGTTTCTTTTCTTGAGTTTCTGGATCCGAATTGAGGACATCATATGAAATCATTATATCGTAGTTCTCATCTGGGTTACCCTTGTTGAAAGCTACGGGGTCTGGCGATCCGGTAACTCTAAAGAAAACTGAGTCCGGTCCAAACCGCTGGAAGCATTTATAACACATCTGTAAAACCTCTGCGGAATGCTGTAAAAACTTATCCACTAAGAATTGTTTACGTACTTGAGAAATCTGAGATGTTTCATCTAGTCCACATAATCTATCCGCTTGAGCCTCCATTGTTTTTTCAATTTCAATGGAACCAACTGGAGAAGGAGGAGTTGGAGCAAAGTCCAAGTCTCCCTTTCGGCGGTAAGGTATCATCCTTCCGGGACCCCAATCTGTTGGTGCTTGACCAACTGGGTGAAGAATCGGAGGTAGAGTGGCTAGACTGTTTCTATCAATACGTGAGTCCCTTTCTACTTTTACTTGATTCTGAATACCGCGAAGGATGTCTGGAATAGTTTGAGTATCATAGAGCCTCTTACTATCTTCAGAAAGTTTAGTCACTACTACTGGATAATCTTCGTATCCGTTCAATAGCTCGAACTTAGCGTAGCCTTCACTGTACTCCTTGTGGAAGACTGTACAATAAATACCTTCGGAACCATCTTCGGGATCAATCAATCGCTGGTATCCGTATACAATTTCAATTAACTCATTTGCTTCATAAGCGTTGTCAGTTAATGATGTACTTCTACGACCTTCTTGCTCTCTCTCGATGCTATCAATGTTTACTCCGCGATATTTGTCTATCATCGTTTCTACAAAGTCAGCATCCCATCCATCTGTGATTACTTTATTCTCTAGCTCTTGAGCTGTGTAATAAGTTTTCCAAAAACAGTACGGTGCACGCTGTGGGTCCGTAACATAAGGGGGGAAGAAAAAGTCTCCGTCCGGTGCAAGTGTCTTTACTTCGGGAGCATCTACTTGTCTACGTACTATAGGTAACTCGGCTTCGCCAGTTTTACGTAAAT